TAGTTTAGTAATGATATGTGACCTGGATGTAAGAGATCAAATGTACCATTAACAAAGACTCTTACTGGTGCAAAGGGGTGGATAAATCTTTTCATAATAAACTTAGTAAATCATCATAAGAATACTCTGGTCCAAGATAAGGACTAGAATAATCTCTTCTTGTTCTATCACCTGTTGTTTTATAATGGTGATATAATGCTGCACCTATAGAAGTACCAGCATCATTACTTATTGGTTCAACATAAAGATTTATACCCTCATCTTTAAGTTGTTCCAAGTAATGATAGTTAGCAACACAATTTAAAGCATACCCTCCACTAAGAACAATATTATAATTTCCAGTCATATCTACAGATTCTTTAAGATATTCTGTCATAACATCTTGAGTCTCTTGTTGAACTTTATATGCTAAGTCTTCTCTGTTATATTCTGTACCAGAATCTATTAGAACACCTCCAGGAGGAAAGACTGGACTAACAAAGTTTGAATTGACTGGAGTATAATAATGAAACATCTTATCATAAAACATAGATGGAATATCATCATTTGATTTTCCATATGAAGCAAGACCCATTGTCTTACCACAATCTAAAGGTCCAAATCCAAGATGCATATTAACAGCAAGATATGCACTAGCAAGACCTGCTAAACCATCAATGATACAAATAGATTTTCCATGATCATCTTCATCAAGTATACTTGTATTAAAGTCTGAATATATTTCTCTTTTAGTAGCAGTTGTACCACCTAGATGTTTATAAAGTGTGTTTATCCCTGCAGGATATGAACACTCAAATATACTTTCAGTTTCATAATAGAATGTATTACCATTATTAAAAGCAGACCCTGCACCATCAACTATGAGTGCCGTTGCTGTTTCAAATCCTGAACGATAGAAAGCACAAGCAGCATGAAGTTTATGATGTAGTCTGCTATAATCTATTACTTTATTTGAATCGTCAATCAACCCTGTCTTTCTACCAAATGAAGTATAGATATCTTCCTCTGCACCAGTGACTGCAAAATCAATCCTAGGGGCATCAGATAGGGGTTGTGTATGAGAAATTACAAGATAATCTAATTGATCAGTATAATCCTTACACTTCTGTAAAGATAATAAGGGAGTTCCATCATGTTTATATCGTGATAGTCTTTCTTCTTCTATAAAAAATACTATCTCACCATCCTTTAGAAGGCAGGTGCTACCGTTATGTCCACGAGTGATACCAGCAATCCATTTAGTCACTGAACCCATCACCATTAAATTTATTAATGTTCATAGATCCAACACTTTTATTTTTAATAGTAATCAACTTACCATACTCAGGAAGATACATGTACTCAATATCACTATTAGCAAGAGTCCTGATACCATCATCGAGTGTTTCAACCAGAGGTTCTCCACCCAAATTAAAGGAAGTATTAAAGATGATAGGGCAACCAGTCTGTTCAAAGAATTCCTTGATGAGTTTGTAGTAGTTCTCATTTTGTTCCTCGGTAACTGTTTGAATCCTACATGTCTTATCAACATGAATGATAGCAGGTATCTTCTCTTCAATACCTGGTTGACAGTTAACTGCATACATCATGAATGGAGTCTCATCCATACCACGAAGATCAAACCACTCATGTACATGTTCCTTCAGAATACTACCTGCAAATGGTCTAAAGAATTCTCTATGCTTTACACTATTAACATGATCCTTTCCATTTGGATCACGAGGATCATATAGAATAGATCTATTACCAAGAGCACGAGGACCAGACTCAGATCTACCTTGGAAGAGTGCGACAATATTCTTATTCAAAATGAGATCAACAATCTTCTTGTCATCAGCATCTGAAATCTCTGCACCATACTTAGAACTCATTTCTTCAATCTCCGTTTGTGAATGATTATACTGTGGACCATAATATAAATCAGTGATACGGTCTCTCTTTTCACTATCTTTAGTAATGTAATGATGCCACAACTGAGCAGCACCAACTGCAGTACCAGAATCGTTACTCATTGGTTCAACATAAAGATTGATACCTTCATCTTTTAACTGATCAAGATACCAATAGTTAGCAACACAATTAAGACCATACCCTCCAGCAATAACAACATTCTTTTGACCAGTCATCCTAACAGCTTTTCTAATTAAATCCAAGACCTGTTCTTGTGTATCATTCTGCACCCTCCAAGCAGCATTCTTTCTACTGTCTACATCCCACAGATTTTCTCCCTCTACACCTTCTTGACCAGGGAATTTTCTAATCTCTGGTTCATAAAAAGCTTGGAACAATGCACCATTAGGATATTTGGGAGTGAAATATTCATTATCTGCATACTTAAGTTCCATGTCACCTAGATTATTAAAGAAAGGTTTAAGGTAATCACATGGTTCTCCATATGGTGAGAGACCCATAGTTTTACCTGCCTCGATAGCAGGGAAACCACAATAATCAGTAATTGCTTCATATGTTTTAACAATACCTGCTCCCATCCTAACAACTAATTCATGATTCTCATTTTCAGGAGACTCCCAGTCCATAAGATAAGGTTCCTTACCATAACCAGACCAGAATCTAGAATTCATTCCACTTTGAGACATAAAATTTGAAACAAATTTAGTGCCAATATGTTTATACCTAGTATCAAATTTATGAGGATAAGCACAGTCAAATATAGTTTCTGTCTCCCAATAGTCATGCAAATCATCTTCCTTTATACCAAAGTTAACCCATGACCCTGCACCATCAACTATAACAGCACATGCTGTATCAAATCCAGAATTATAAAAGGCAGATGCTGCATGACATCTATGGTGAATAGTACCCATGTCAATAACATTAAGAGGCCATCTACCTCCAGTTACACATTCTCTATAAGTACCCTCTTTCCATTTATTAGTAACTGTATCAATCAGTCCCAACTTTCTAAGTAATCCATAGTAAGGATCATCTTGACAATAATCAAGTTTAACTTCCGCATGACATGTCATAGGTGTTGTATGAGCTATGACGAAGTAGTCTAACTTATCAGTATACTCCTTTATCTTTACTATAGAAGCTAAAGGAGCACCATCCCACTTAAGTCTAGTAAGTCTCTCTTCTTCCAATGAAAATACAATTTCACCATCTTTCATAAGACAGACACCAGAATTGTGTCCTCTTGATATAGCAGCAATCCAAGTCATGATCCAAACCCCTTCTTAGGTGTACTTGTAGGGCAAGCAGGATCATCACAACAGGATTCTTGTGGTTGTGGTGGTTTCTGCTGCTTTCTCTTAATTGATTTACCTAATCTCTTTCTACAAGAATCTATGACAGTTTTAATATCATCCTTAGTCATAGTCATACATTCATCATTCTCCATGTCCTGATAGTCTTCTTCTGTCAATCTAATGGGAGAGAAGGTTCTCTTACCTTCACCTAGATCTATTATATCAAAATCTTTATCGTCTGGATAGGTTATATTAATTGGATATGTTGAACCAGTCACAACAGTTGCAGTAGTTCCTACTGCCTTAGCAATATGTTGACCAACACTATCACATCCTAAGAAATGATCTGCACACTGAATTATTCCTGACCATAAACGAATGTCAGGAATTTGTGGTAGTGCATGTTCATATTCACTCTCTCCTGTATCAAAAGAGAACTCACTCATAATAATAACAGCATAATCTTTCTTAAGATCAGTAACAATCTTACCAATATCACCTACATTAAAACTCCTAGAAGATGGATCAAAAATATAACCATCAGTATTCTGTACTCCTCTACCAAATGGTTGAATAACTATTACCTTCTCTCTTCCAGTCTGATTCTTTATCTGTTCTATTGTATTCAGTGCAGTAATACCTTCAGTTTTAGTAACCTTAATGGTAGGAGTAGGAAGTTCCCTAGGTTCATCCAACCCATTGATCTGCATATCATATGCTTGTGCTAAACTACACTTCTGATTATAATAATCCCACACTCTATAAGGTTCTGGTGTTATACAATCTCTATCTTTAATCTTATCCTCGAACAAACCTTTATGCCAAACATCATACACATGCTTGTGCAAAACAGGATGACCTTTGAAGAAGTTCATTCCTCCCTCGGCAACGATAACAAAATCGTCATGGGTCTCAGCGTATTTTTCTAGTCCTGGAATAGAACAAATAACACGACCAGCACCGCCATTAATAAAAAATACTTTAGATCTCATAGTAAGAACATCAACAAGTTATATAGTTACATAAAAAGGATCTGATTCATTCGTTCATTGTCGGTAAACATACCCTTTTCGTGGACAGGTCCATGTAATATATCAGCTTGGTATAATACCATTCTATTATACACCATTTCAAAGGTGTGAGCAACCTTCCAATCAGGATTGTTCTCTATAAAATTACTAACTGAAGTTGGAGTAGAAATATTACTAGGTATCTGAGGTATACTTATTTCACCTCTAAAAGTATATACATTAGTACCACCACGACATTCTTCTGGGGTATTTAAATAGATAACAGATCCAAATTGAATTTGAGGATTAATATATGGTTCTCCAAGAAGATAGTAAGAGTCTTGATGAGGAACCAACCCATACATATTACTACCATGATGAATATCATTCATGATAGATAGACTACGATCATTTATAATATTAACACTAAATCTAAGTTTACGAAACTCACTAGTAAACTTGTCTTCATTATATCTTCTACCCCAAAGATCTTTATCAGAACAAAGAGTCTGATAAATTTTATATAACTTGTCTCTTACTCTTACAGTATCTAAATAAAGTCTAGTTCCAGGAAGATGTCCTGGATCCCCTACTGCTAGTGGATTATGTCTATTATCAAGAACTAATTGTCTAACTTCATCTGGATTCTTATAGAAGTTGTCAACAATTACTAGACTCCTTCCACATACACGAGCGACCTTTACTTCTAGGTCATTATTAAGTTCAAATGTAGATGACATTTTTTAAAATCCTATGGGTCAAAAAAAATTCGGGAAAAATTTTCCCGAATTCTGGTAACTAAAAAGTCAATTTCGTTTCGGGTCTACTTTCCTGCAGGTCTACCGATATGTTCAGCAGCATCTGTCTTAAGAAACTCTTCCCAATCTTTTTGCTCGTCTGGATCTTTTGGCCAAGCAATCAAGTGAGTAGCAGTACCAATACCTGCCCAATCAGAAGGAAGATCTCTTAACTTCTGACGATAGTTCTTCCAAGAAGTTTTGTATGCACCATCAGGAAGATCAGCAGCAATACGATTATCACAAGATTCTAACAATCTATTTCTTTCACCTCTTATGTCATCCCAAGACAAGAATGATCCATCATCCTGATATATATCAGAAGGATCGTCTCCATCATTCAAAACATGAGAGAACTTAGGAGTAGACCATCCACCAGCACCACTGTTTTGGGTTTTGTCCCAATAGAATGATCTCATATCATATGTTTCACACAATGAATGAGGATCCATTATGAATGGATTATCATCTGCAGCAGGTCCAGCTTGAACTTCTATAACATTAGGAGGTGCTATACCACCCCAAATAGCAGCAGCATGTAAAGGAAACTTAGTAGCATCTAATTCTACTCTCACACAATCCTGTGGAACAAAATGAGAGGGGAAATCTGATTGATCTGGATCCCAAGTTTGGAATACATTTCTACTAGCATTAGATGGTAAATCAAATGTACCACCTACACCAGTTGCTTCCTTGTAATAATCAATATAAATTTTATCAGGACCAGTATAAGTTTCAATACCTACATTAGTATCATCTTGGTCTTGTCCCATCCAGACTGTAGGTACTGGATGAATTATAGTTTTAGTAATTTGTGCCATTTGTTTTGTTCAGGTTTGCTCCCTCATTTGTTATTTATTAAGACCAAGTAGTAACAACAACGATACCACCTTGTCCCCAATCTCCCCAACACTGACTACCTTGTGTAGCACCAGAGTATCCACCTCCACCTGGGAAGAATGAATGTGCAAAACAGCATCCACGACTAGGACCAGTAGAACAGAATGATCTACTATGTGAAGTAGGAGGAGCCCAAGGACCACCTGCACCAATAGCAGTTGACCAGTGTTCTGTATTACAGTAGTAGTTACTATGCTCCATAGAAATACCACCCATCAAACCAAATTCACCACCACCACAGTCACCCTTACTATATCCAAAAGCACAAGCAACGCACTCACCATAGCAGGTAGCACACTGTTTATGATAACCGCAGTTGTAGCACCAACCACCACATCTTTGGTAACCGTATGCTCCACCAACTGCACATAAATTACTTACTCCATTTCCTTGAACATATGATGTATATCCATTCCTTCCACAACCTCTTCTACCATTACAGCAACCGCAACAACTACACTGACTAGATCCACCAGCACATATAGTATATTGTGAACCTCCTGGTGTAAAGTCTCCCTTATGAGAGTGTATAGTCTTAGAAACATATGCTCCAGAACCACCAGGCGTTCCACGAGCAGTTTGACAGCAACGAGCAGGACCACCTGATCCACCGCCACCTCTCATTTCAAACTTAATAGTAAGAACCTTACCTGGAACTGTCCAAAGGCAGCAACAACCACCGTTAGGTCCACCCCAATAGTTATCATTCCAGAACATATATTGTTCTGTTACAGCAGTGGAGAATCCTGAGACCTGTGCTGGTCCTAGTGAGTTAGCTAGTACAGCATCCCCTCCATCTATCTTTTTATAAGTTTGATAATCAGCCATTGCTTTAGCAGTTCCGTATTAGTATTTAGCAAAGAGTATAACAAAAAGGGAGTGACAATCACTCCCTGAGCAAAATTAGATGGTAATAATTCTCCATCCTTGTGATCCATCATAGAAGACAAGTTCAAACGCAGCACCTTCAGTAGTTACTGTCATGTCTGAAGAAGCACCCATGATTGGGTTACCATTTCTACCAATCGTTAATGAATTAGAATCGAATGTACTGTTAGCATCAAAGATTCTAACGCTATCACCTTGAACTGGAGATCCAGGTAGGGTGACAGTGAATGAACCACCAGATGTGTTAGCAAAACACTGTTGTCTATTAGTAAGAGTTGTGTTACTTGATGTAGATACATTAGCGTATGCACCTAGAGGTAACCAATCTGCACCGTTATAGAATTCAATTCCATTTGCATCAGTGTCGTAACGAATACCACCTTCTAATAAATCACCACCAGAAGGTCTAGAAGCTTGAGTACCACGAGGAGGAACCAACATACCAGAAGTATTGTCCATCCTACCTCTTGTTAGGAATCCACGAACTGCTTTCTCTGTAGGACAAGCAGCGTTAGAGTCTCCACCCATTGTTTCATCAGAGGAGAACTCACTAATAGATTCACCAATCTGACCACCAATAGC